TCCCCCGACATAGTTGGTTTCTGTACAGACTTGCAGGAAAACACTCCCTCGTCTGCATCGTAATGACTCCACTCAAAAGTTCTGAGTATTGGTCTAATAGATACTTCTTTGGCGTAAACCATATCGCCTTCATACATCATCTTCCAATTGCCACGTGTTAACGTTACGCCATCTTCTGTTTCTGTATCGTAGTTAATGTTCAATCTAGATAGACCTTCCTTTGATCTCTGAATTGAACCTTGACCAGTCAACTCCATAAAAGCATTTTCATCAGTACCAAAAGTATTGACGATATCATCCATTTCAGTTGACATGGTTTGTAGTGTATTATTATCCATAAATGTTTCCTTTTCTGTTTATTTAAGGTTAATGTAATTTAAGCCTACAGACTTACTTCATTCAAGTCAAGCCAATTTTTACCTATTTTTAATTCTATACCCACTGGCATGTTGTATTCTACACCATACCTACGTTTTGTCTCTTGGGGTAGTGATAACATAGCTTCACTTAAAACTTTAATTGCTTGGTCTTTTTCATCGGGATGCACGTCAAGTACAATAGAATCATGTACTGTGTTGCAGATAACAGACTTCATATTTAATTTTCTCATTTGCTTATCTAGTCTGACTAACGCAATAGGTAGCAGATCAGCCGTTGCAAATCCTTGAACTGGGTAGTTACAAATGGCAGTACGATTGGTTGCAGAACCCCACTCAGTCCATTTAGCATCGGGAAAACAATATTCACGACCCGATGGTAATTTAATAATTTTGGTTGTTACAGCTTCTTTTTCTAAATTTTTGTGCCATTCAGTTACTTGTACATATTTCTCTTTAAATCTTTGATAGTATGCCTGCTGATTACGAGTGCCACTCACCCCACCATACAAAGGTTTAAAGGTATGTGCTTTTGCATCTTGTCTACTGCAACCAATTACAGATGCTGTATAGCTATGCACATCTGTGCCATCTAAAACATCTTGAAAAACTTGCGGATCATTTGCAAGAAATCCTGCCACTCTGAACTCAAGTTGCGAGTAATCTCCCTCAAGAATACTTCCGTTGGGATATCTGCTTTCCACCACCTTCCGAATAGCGAACGTTGATCCACGTGGCATATTTTGAAAATTAGGATTTCGGCTAGATAATCTACCAGTCGCTGTAACGCATTGCATAAACTCTGGATGTATGAAATTATTTTCATCAACATTATTTTTCATTCCTTCCACAAAAGTTGACAAGTAAGTACGCAAAGCATTATATCTTATGTACGCTTCACAAAACTCACGCCCATCCCCCTCAAGTTCGGTTATCCTATCTTCAAGTGTAATCTTGTCTGTCTTGAACCCTGCTGATGCCGTGTCTCTTGCAGTTCGTGGTATAATCTTAAACCCTGCAACCTCTCCAGTTGAAGTGTAAACCACACCCTTGCCTATGCAAGTTTTACATATTCTTTTAGCCTTACCCATCGTACCATCTTTTTTGTACATAGTAATACGACCATACCCTTTACAATCTGAACACTGTCTGCCTATCGTCTTGTATACGATGTCAGTCATTTGTCTGACGCATCGAACAAAATCAGTATTTTTCATGCGTGTTCTCATCTTAGGCTTGATTGTGTTACCACGCATCTCGTGTCCCAAGTTAAATGTCATCGACCAAAGTGATTTGTCTTTAACTTTGCGTGAGTAAAGCAACATGCTTTTATCGTCTGGACTGGCTAGATTGATAGGTGTATCACCCATAGCTTTCTTTGCCAGTTCACGTAGCTTAATCTCTAACGTGTGCATCTCTTGTTCGTACTCTTTTTCTATCTGTGCAAGAGTACCTAAATTTATTTTTAATCCGTTGTGTTCTATCCTAGATAGTGTATCTGTCATCTCAAACGACAGTTTCAGTGTCTCTTTCATACAAGTCCTCAAATGTTAAGCCAAAGGCTTCTAATTGTTTTAACGCAACTTGTTCAGTTGCAACCACGTCTGCTTTACCATATTCCTCTACAATATCAGCAGGAATATCGTAGAATGTCTTTTTATCTTTTAAGTAAGGTGTAATCAGATCAACTTCTTTTTGTTTGACGTTGTATCGTTTTGCAAGAGACTCTAAACTTAATGACCACTTACGTGCTTTTGCTCTTAGGTATTCAGCTACCATAGTATCGTACAAATGTCCATCATATTTAAATCCACACGCACGTAACCATGTAATATCAAACTTTATATTTTGACCAACAAGAACGTCAGCTTTGTCAAGATCATCTTGTATTTTTTGTGCCACATTTGCGTCATAATTGTAGTCACTATCTTTGTGATAAAAAAATTCGTAGTTAACATCTTGGTTTAACAACCACTTCCAACCCACTGATACTAAACGATTACCGAAGTGTGGTAACGCAGTTGAGCCACCCCCAAGTTTTTCTTTGTGTGTTGTTTCAACGTCTAGGGTAAGTATTTTCATTTTTTAATTTCTCCATTGAACATTTAAAACAACACAACTGCTGTTTAATCCAAAACATTTTTGTAAAAATAAATTTTTGCCAACAAACTTCACACTTTTCTTCGTGTTCATATTTATACATTAGTAATATACCCCCCTTACTATATCTATCTGGGCGTTGATCATACCATGCCACCCATTGATCTTATTCTTTGATATACAAATGTGTCGCACAACGTTATCTACTTCACTTGATCCCGTCTTGCCTATCCCTATTATAATATCAGCTTCACCTGCCTTACCCGTCTTAGAATTGTCAAGCATAGCATAATCTATAAACTGTCTGTCGTGTGCATCGTAACTGGCTTGGCTAACTGCCCACATAAGACAACTATTACGTTTAGCTATCTCTCTTGCAGACACGTATGTTTCTTTCAATCTTTCGTCACCACGATTGTACTCACCTTTGATACGAAACTTATCTAGCTGATCACAAAACATGATGTCTGGTTTGTTTAGCTTGGCATACTCGTCTACTTCTTCGATTGATGTACCAACTGAATCCATGATAACCAAGTAAGGTTCTATCTCTTTCTTGTACGTTTCAACCAACTCGAATCGTCTTGCAACCATCTCTTCTTTTGTCAGTTCAAAATACGACTGTATTATTCTTAACTTAATTCGTGTAGCAGGTTCTTCGTTTGCCCAATAAACAACTTGAAAACCTTGTCTGATGTAAGATGCAGCCAAAAAGCAACAGAAGGTTGTCTTGCCTACTTCTGGTCGTGCAAACAAGATACCTAAGTTACCTCTGTCTAAACCTCTGATGTTCTCGTTAAGTAAATTGAATGTGAATGGAAAGTCGTTATCCCCTGCTTCCTCAGTAAGTAACTGGTTTAAATCTTTGTCAACAACTGTATAGGTTGTTTTATCACCTATCCTACCATCGTCAACTGTATCAATTAACTTCCTAAGTTCTCCAAACTCATCACTATCCCCAGTAAATATCTCTAATGCTTTCTCCCCTATCTGTCTAGCTCTATCACGCAACCAAAGATTGTTTACAATGTCAGTATGTAATTCATCACTTTCTTGTGGTGCAACCAACTCATTGATCATAGTCTGTACACGGCTACGACTAGAGTCTGGCATTGCAGGATTTCTGTCATTAAATATTGTAGATAGTTCATCCACAGACAAACTTCGTTCGTACTTGGTATGTGAATAGACTATCGTGTCAAATATATCTTTGAGTTCGTTGTCAAACATTGCTCTGTCTATCTTGTTCTTGACTTTGTTAAAGAAGTCAACGTTTAGACAAAACCCTAATACTTGTTTGTCAATCGATGTAACGCCTGATGAACTCATTTCTTTCCCCTATTTGCATATCTTTTAAATCCTTGTTCAAAACAATTAACTTAGTTGGAACGTAGTTCCGTAACTTCTTCATCATCGATATTGCCTTACTTGTTGCATCTTTGTCAAGTGCTATATAAACTTTTTTAAATTTTTTAATTGTATCAATGTGTTCGTCAAGCAATGTCGTACCCATTAATGCCAACCCCCAAACGCTGTCACTAACACAGCAAGCACTAGGGCAATCTTCGACAACAAATAAGTCCAATCTATTTGTGCCACAAGTGAAAGGTCGTTTACTGTTTCCATATCTCCTCCATTTTGGTTTTCTATTCGTTAAACTTCTACCTGTTGCATCCACAACTCTTCCATTACTCATACTTTTGACAAGATAAACAACACGATCTTGCTGCAAGTCGTAACGTATGTCTGCTAATCCAGACAAGTAAGCTTCGTAAGATCCAACTCTTTTTACGTATTCTTCTGCTTGTTTGCTACGTGAAAGCGACACAAATGTATTAGGTATCTCAAACTCATCACTGGTTTCTTGTTTAGCTATCTTTTCTTTGAACGCAACCTTTGAGTTTTCTTTTGTCAGTTGCACACCAGTTGATCCTTTAGTGTTACAATCAACATGAAAAC